TTCTGGGGCGAAGACGCGTTGAAGGATCCGTACCATTTCCGCGTCGAGTACACGAGCATCGACAACCCCTACTTCCCGAAGCGGATGTGGGAGTACGCGCTCAAGCACTACCACCCGATCATGTTTCGGCAGGAGTTCATGGCGTCCTTCGACGCGATGGCGGGTGTGGCGCTTCAGGGTGACTGGCTCAAGTTCTACGTCCACGGCAACCCCGACATCCAGACGGACGACATCAGCGTGCCGCGCGCCAAGGACGAGCTGGGGCAGATGCGCTACAACCTGAAACTTTACATCGGCATCGACCCGGCGATCTCGCTGGGCGACGACGCCGACAACTTCGCTATGGCGCTCATTGGCATGACGAAGGATCGCTCGCAGGTGTTCTTGCTCGACTACTACGTGGACAAGATCCAGTTTCCTGAGCAGCTCGACAAGATCAGGGAGTGGTTCCTCACGTACCGTCCCGAGCAAATCGGGATCGAGTCGAACGCCTACCAGCGCGCGCTCATGCAGATGACGGCGCGCATGGAGGGGCTGCCGCCCGTCGTGGCGGTCATCTCGAAGTCGAAGAAGCAGGAGCGCATCCTCGGTCTCGGCCCGCTGTTCAAGCGCGGCCAGGTCAGGATCCACAAGAACCACGCGCGCTTCATCGACCAGTGGGTGTCATACGACCCGACGAAGAAAAACGGGGACGACGACCTGCTCGACGCCGTCGAGATCGCACTCGGCACGGCGGGGGTCTTGTTCCCGATCCGGCCGATGGCGGATCTGTTCTTCGATGACGACACACAAGGCTCCACGCTCGAGGAGCAGGCGTATCTACAGATTATGCGCGCGAAGGACAAAAACAGGGTCATAGATCCGGAACTTGGAAGTAATTGGTAGTTAAGGAAGCGAGGCACGCATGGCTCTTGACCAGCACATAGACAAGAAGTTGACAACGCTTGCGGGGCTAGGAACCGCGGGGTTCACCGTCTCCGGCGCTACGGCCACGATCACAGGCACCCTCAGCGCGGCGCAGCTAGAAGATTTGATCCGCGCGGCCTCCCTAACTCGTAGTGAGGTCATAGTGGCGGCGGGCGTTGTCAAGGTTCAGCCGAGAGTGTAGTGAGTTTAGTCCGCAGCAGTAAACTCGAGCAGCTTCTGCGCGAACAGCTACAAGAGCGCGAGCGTGTGGTGCAATTGCTGGTAGAGCAGGTCGAGTACCTGCGCGCGCAGCTCGGTATGGCTACCGTGACTGTGAGCCGTGCAGCGGCGGGCAACTCCCCCGCAGTTCTGGAGTTCCCTGACGACATCACGCTAGAGAAAACGGGAGTCGTCAGCGAGGAGGAGGAGCACCTGCACGCAATGCGCCAAGCAGGGGTCATCTCCCAGGTCGTGTTCGATCAAGGCATCGAGCGCCTCAAGGCGCGCGCAGATGCCGACATCATCGAGTAGCTGAGAGGAGGCGCGCATGGCTGATACCAGCAAGCCGAAGGGCGTGCGCGACCTCAAGGACGCAGGCTCTCTCGCAGAGAAGCGTAAAGAGCTGGAGACTCTCAGGCACCGCGACAAGATCGACTGGACGCTGAACCGAGAGTTCTATAAAGGCAACCAGTGGAGCTTCTGGAACAAGGCATATGTCGGCGGCGGACGTCTCGAGACCGAAGCCACGGACGAGGGCGACAGGCCGCACTACAAGGTGCGCCTTACCGTCAACCAGATACAACCTGGTGTAAGCCATTACGTAGCCCAACTTACGAAGAACCGCCCGGTCATCCACGCCACGCCCGACTCCGGCAGCGACCGCGACCTCAAGTCCGCACAGATGGGTACGGCCCTCTGGGAATACTGGTGGCAGGACATGGTTCTCGGCACGAAGCTCGGGAGCGCGTGCGTTCACGCTGCTCTTTCACAAGGCTACTGGCACATCGGGTTTGACAAGCTCGCGGGCAAGGCCATGAAGTTCTGCGTTGGCCCGGACGGGCAGCCGTTGCTGGGCCCTATGTGGTCAGACGAGAACCTCGACATCTACCGCGACGAGCTGCGTAAAGCGGCCGAGGCGCAGGGGCAGGATCCGAACGAGGCTGTGCGCCAGTACGAGAAGACTGTCTATGTGGGCGACATCTCTGTGAAGGTGCTGCCCGGCGAGAACGTCCTACTCGACCCGGCCGTCGCTACTTTTGAGGATGCCCAGTACGCCTTCGTCATCGTGAACATGTCTCCCGACGAGGCAGCCGCGCGCTGGCCGAAAGCGAAGGACATCACCCCTGACGCCGTTCCGGGCGATGAGCACCTCAACATGAGCGGACTGACACTGGACGACAACCGCCCTAAGGCCGTTCGACGGGTCTACTACGGGTACTTCCGACCGGGCCCCGCGCTTCCGCGCGGGCGTCATGTTGTCTGGACAGAGGGCCCCGACATGATCCTCGAGGACTCTGACTGGCCGTTTCCGTTCACGGAGTTGCCGCTGGTGAAGTTCCCCGGCATCGAAAGGCCGAACAGCCCGCTCGACATCCCGGTGACGACCTCGGCGCGCCCGCTTCAGAAGGACATCAACCGCACGGTCTCACAGGTGGTCGAGCACAAGAACTTGACGCTCAAGCCGCAGGTGCTCGCCCCGGTCGGGTCGCTGGCCGAGAGGCTCACGAACGAGCCGGGCCGAACGATCTTCTTCAACCCGGTCAACGGGGCTATCCCGCAGTGGAGGGACATCCCGAACTTGCCCTCCTACGTCTTCGAGCACCTGAACGAGCAGGAGCGGCGGCTGGATCGTCTCTTCAACCGGATGCCGAACCAGCGCGACCAGCTTCCCGCGCGTATCGACTCGCCGGGATCCATCGACTTGATTCAGGAGTCCGTTGCTGACCAGCTAAGTCCGGTGATTCAGCGGCTGGAGTCCTCGCTTGTCCGCGCGGGGATGCTGATGGTCAAGTTGGCGCAGAAGTATTACATCGAGCCGAGGCTTATGAAGATCACGGGCTCGAATGGGGCGGTGCAGGTCAAGAAGTTCATGAACGCCGACCTCGAAGGCGGTTTCTCGTTCCACGCGGAGGCAGGCTCCGGTCTGCCCCGCACACGCGCGGGGAAGCAGTCGCGGATTGAGTTCATGCTGACGAACCATCTCATAGACGAACCGACCGCCATGAAGTACCTGGACACCGCCGACCTGAGCGGGCTAATGGCTAAGACGCAGGCGGCTGAGGAGCAGGCGTACCGCACGCTTGAGAAACTCAAGAAAGGCGAGCCGCTCAACGTCGTCGCGTTGCAGCAGGCTCAACAGCAGGCGCAGCAAGCGATGCAGGATCCGAACGCCGACCTCAACGGGGACGGGCAGCCGGAAACGCCGGAGGCCAAGCAGCAGATGATCCCGCAGATGCTCGAGCAGGCAGCCATGCAGCCTATGCCGCACGAAGACACGTCGATACACCTGGACGTGTTGGACACCTTCATGCGTTCCGTGGAGTTCGAGTCACTCAATCCCGATATTCAGAACCGCTTCATCCAGCGATGGGAAGCCGTGCTCCAGATGGCGGTGCAGATCCAGCAAGCATCGGCCAGGTTGCAGGCCCCGGTCGAAAGGCCGAAGGTTATGCTCCAGATGAAGGCAACGTCCAGCGCGCCAGTCGCGGGCGAGATCCTGCGCGAGGCGGGCGTACAGCTCGCGGACGAGCAGGTGGCAGAGCCTCCGCTCGAGACGTGGGTGACGGACAGCATCGACAAGCCTGACGCTGACGACGCGGGAAATGACCCGTTGACGCAGCAAGAGCAGATGCAGACGATGCAGCAGTCGCAGACGACGCACGCGCTGAAGATGGCGAAGGCGGCCCATGAGGTCTCTCTCGCCCAAGGCAAATCGGATTCATCGCAGCAGGCGCAGGAGCAGTCCGCAGCATCTCATGCGGGAGATCAGGCCCGCGCCGACGCAGCGCACGCACAGTCCGTGAACATCGCGGCGAATGAACAGGCCCGCGCAGATCAGCTTCATGCGGAAAAGCTGAAGCAGATGCGTAAGCCGAAACCGAAGCAGGGATCCGCCCATGTCGGGAAGGGCTAAGTACAACGCGGCCGACAAGGCTAAGGTGTACGCCCTTCTTGCGGCTAACGACGGTAACGTCAAGCGCAGCGCGCGTGACGGCGGTTATCCAGAAAATACCGTACGCCGTTGGCGTAATGAGTTCAAGGAGACCCCTCCCGACCTCGAACTAATCGAGCAGGCGGTGGGGGACTTCGTTGAGGACGCAGACCGCGTCCGGTTCAAGGCGCTCCGCAAGATCGAGGAGATGATCGACGCCGGGAAGGCGACGGTCAGTGCTCTGAATGTAACGGTCGGTGTTCTCACCGACAAGATTGACCGCGCTCGCGGCCTGGATGTTAGGCGCGTCGAGCATCAGCATCATCTGCCCGGCCCCGAGGAAGCTCGGGAGCTGATACGCGGATTCGCGCAGGAGGTTTTCGCCCTGTCGGTTTCGCGTGACGCAGAAATAATCGAAGCCGAAGTAGTCGAACAGGCCGAACTTCCCGCCGGGAAGTAAGGAATTCGACCGACCAAGGAGTACCACCATTTCTGAAATGACATTCGCAGAGGCGGAACAAGCACTCGGAGATTCTATAGAGGCCGAAGCGGCCCCTTCCCTCCCCGAGCAGGCCCCCGCTCCTACGACTCCCGAGGGGGAGAGCACAGCCCCAGAAGGACAGCCCCACCACGCAGCTTCGCAGTCCCGCGACCCAGCCACCGGAAAGTTCATCCGGCCAGATGGGACGCTGTCGGACATTCCCGAGGCTCCTCCCGCGGTGGCGGATCCGTTCGATGGCAAGTTCAACCCCGACACGTTGTCCCCCGAACTGCGCCCTGGGTGGGATCAGCTTTACGCTGATTACACACGCAAGACGCAGGAGGTCGCGGAGCAACGTAAGCAGTTCGAGGGTCTTGATCCCGCGGTAACGCGGGAGGCCGTTGATCTGTACCAGGCTCTACAGAACCCGCAGTACCTTCAGCAGTTCCATCGTGAGCTGACTGTCGCCCTTGAACAGCAGGGACTTTCACCCGCCCAGGCGAGTGCGGAAGCAGCCCAGCGTATCGAGGACGCGACACCGTCAGCTCCGTCGCAACTCTCGGGCGATCAGCTCGAGGCACTGAGGGGGGATCCTGAGCTTGCCCCGTTGGTCGAAACTCTCACGTCTATGCGCTCGGAGCTTGACGAGTTCAAGACCGCGCAGCAAACGCGAGAGCAGAACGAGCAACAGGCGAACTGGCAGCTTGCAATCGCTGGCGAGATCCAGCGGCAGGAGATGTCGATTCTTCAGTCCAACCCCCATTACGTGGACTCGGACATGGAGACCATCTACGAGCTGGCTGCCCACTTCGACGGCAACCTACTTCAGGCGCAACAGAGGTACGAGCAGATCGGGCAAGCCCTGGTCTCTCGCTACGTCACCCAGAAGCAGGCCGTCGAAGGAACTACTGGAACGCTTCCAGGTGATGGATCGGTGAGCGACATGCCCATCGAGATCCCGGATCTGGACGCGGGCGCACGAGCCGCGCTTGGCTATCTGGCCGAGCAGGGTATCGACACCATCTCGTAGTTCCTCCCGCTTATCCGCCGGGGCGGTGAGTCCCATCATCACCACAACCCCAAGGGAGTAAGACAGCAGTAATGGCTGGTGCAACTCTTACCACCCTGTCGAGCGTCATGAAGAACTTCTATCTGGCACCTGTTGTCAGTCAGTTGAATAACGAGATCCTCGTTCAGCAACTGTTGGGAGTTTCTTCAGAGAACCTGGAAGGTCTTGCAGCAAAGCTGCCGCTTCACAACACCCGCACGTCTGGTGTTGGAGCGCGCGGCGAGCTGGAATTGCTTCCGGCGGCAGGGAATCAGGGCTATGCCCAGGCCAGCTTCGACCTCGCGTACCATTACGGTCGCGCGCAGGTCTCTGGTCAGTCGATTCACAAGACCCGCAGCTCTGCGGGTGCTTTTCTCCAAGCGATGAAGTCGGAGCTGGACGGCCTTCGGGACGACGTTGCTCTGGACTTTGCTCGTCAGATCTACGGTACAGGTGACGCGGTTGTCGCCAATACCGGCGTTACCACGGCGGCTACTGTGGTTGTTCTAGCTGATGCGGAGGCCCTCTCCAAGGGCTACCTCTACATCAACATGGTGGTTGACATCGGGGACACGACCAACCCCCAGTCGATCGCTGCGGGACGAACGATCACCGATTACAACCTGACGACCCCGTCGATCACGATCTCGGGTGCGGCCGTCACGACGGCGGCCACAAACCGGATCTTCCGGCAGGGTAACGCCGGGCCGTCCACGACCTACGTGAACAAAGAGATGGACGCGGGGCTCCAGAAGATCCTCTCCACGGCTGCCAACTCGGTCGGCGGCATCAACGCCGCAGCCGCGGGCAACGCCTACTGGGACAACCTGCGGAACACCACAGGTGGCGTGATTTCGCTCTCCACGCTCATGAGGGAATGGAACCGCTCGGCTTCCGCAGGTGCGAAGCCGGGAGATGTCGTGGCGATCACAACTCCGGGCCTTGTTCGGAGGCTGTTCGAGACGGGAGACTTCAAGGCTCTGATTCAGTTCGTGAATCAGAAGGACTTTGCGGGTGGGTTCTCGGAGATCAGCTTCGCCGCGAACGGTGTGCCGATCAAGCTCTATCCCGACCGGCTCGCGCCGTGGGGAAAGATCCTGATCCCGCACAAGAAGCACATCCGCCTGTTCTCTCCCGCGGACTGGGACTTCCTCTCGAAGGACGGTCTCACTGTTCGGTGGGTGGCGGACTACGACGCCTTCCAGGTCGCGTTGTTCAAGTACGCGAACCTGGGCTGTGACCGGCGCAACACGTCGAACGTCATCACTGGTCTGACTGACGCAGACGGCGTATAGCAAGTAGCTCGTAGCCCCGGCTGGGCCGCGCCTTCGTGGCCTGGCCTGGTCGGGGCTTTCATCTTAGAAGGGAGCCTATGGACGTCATCGGCCTAACGGCGGCGCATCTCTGGCTGCCTGGAGAAGGTCTAGTTCCTCCAGATGTGCGCGCAGCTAGGCAGGCCGTTAGGGAGTACGACGAGGATCTCACGCTCGGTCGCCACGAGCATACCGGCGACTGGGTTGTCCTCCTCAAGCGCGGCCCCGAGGGTCGCCCCTTCCCAGTGTTCGGGCTCGGTGTTGAGCTTCCCGCGCCTGAGCAGATCAAGAAGAAGCTCTCCGACTCTGACGTGCGCCGCAACGGCGCGCGCATCACAGAGCAGATCGTCCGGCGCAAGGAACTACACGACAAGGAAGTGCGCCGACAGGCTGAGGAAGGTTCCGGCGAAGCCGCCGAGGCTGTGTCCTGGGCGCACCGACAGATGGGCTCTCATCCGAGCCCGCGAATATTTGTACCTGACTCGAAGGGAGCCAACTAACTCATGTCACTTTTCTCTCCCGTCGATGTACGGGGCCCGGATCAGCGCCGAAAGAAGTTGCTCGCGCATCTGATGGGACAACAGAACGGCCAAGGTGGGCAAGTGCCTATGCCTCCGCGCGTAGGGATGGGAGAAGGTCGCCCGTTCAGCGGATCGAGCGCCTCGCCTCGCGGTAACTTCACGCACGCCCCGAATGTACTCGCCTCCCTCATGGCGCGTCTCGGGGTCGGTGGACAAGGTCTAGGTCAGGCCAGCGAGATGAGCGCTGGGCCGGGTATGGCTATTCCTGGTCGGCCGCACAACGCGGGCGTGGGTACGCCGGACGCGAGTTGGGTGGGCCCGCCGCGAGACGCGGGCGCTCCGATGCCTGCCTTCGGCACGACGGCACCCGCCCAGGTGGCCGGGGCACCGCCCCTGCCTCCCGCACCGACCGGGCCCGGAACGGGCGCACTCGATTATCTCGACCCGAACAGGGCACCCGCACCGACTGGGCCTGGAACGGGCGCGCTAGGGTCTATCGACCCTAACAGGACAGCGGCCCCCTCAGGCCCAGCAGGCGGAGGCGGGTACGGACTAGTTCCGCTCGGCAACGGGATGTTCTACGACCCCTCCTCTAATCAGGTTGTGGGATCACCCACGGGCGGCTCCAGCGGCGGCATGGCCCGGAGCCTTTAGGGGTTCCCTTGGATGTCGCGGCGCTGATAAGCGAATTGAACGCCTATGGGTTTACTGACATAGACAGCACCGTCAAGGTGTCTGCGATTCAGGCGTCTCTGAGAAACGTCCTCTACAGAAAGCCCTGGCCGTTCCTTGAGAAGGTCATGACGCTGACCTTCAACGGAACCCTTGCGGCTCCGTCGAACTCTCCGTCCGATCTGCGCGCCGTCATGAAGATCATCGACTACACGGCGGGTAATCCTCGGCGCATCCACTTCAAGCGAACGGATGACGCGGAGGAGGAGCTGGTGCTCACTAACCTGGGCACTCCGTACGTCTACTACTTCGAGGGCTCGGCACTGAAGGTCTACGAGATCCCCAGCGCTACGCAGACCTTGCGTCTGCGGTACCTACGTAGTGCGCCGGTAATCACAGACACGAGCACGGAGGCGGCGCTACTGCTGCCGCCGGACTACCACGAAGCGCTCGTGTACCGATCCGTTGTCCGCTTGGCGGACATGGACGACGACAACGACGTTGCCGGGCGCTTCGACGGACTCTACGAGAACGTCATGGGTCAGATGACTGAGGCGCTCATGTCGCTCCAGCACGACGAGCCCGAGTTCATCCATGTGATCGACCCGGATGACTATGACATGGGGTACTACTAAAACTACGACTAGGAGGACTAGATTCCCCCTGCTGGCTGGCGAAAGCCAAACGCCAAGATCCGCCGTCCGGGCTACAAACAAGAGATGGCGAGGCAGAACTACCTCGTGCGAAAAGCGCGGGGAACTGCTCCGATGTATGACCGGAAAAAGCGTCTGAGGTCAAAGTACGGGATGTCGCTCGAAGACTTCGACCAGATGCTTGAAGAGCAGGGCGGTGTGTGCGCCATTTGCAGCGAGTCACGCTGGGATGCGGCACGAAATCCCGAACAGCCTTCAGTAGACCACGACCACGTTACCGGAAAGGTGCGAGGTCTCTTGTGTAAACACTGCAATCTCATCCTGGGCTATGCCCGCGATGAGGCCGTCATCTTGGCGAAGGCAATCGAGTATCTCGACTTGCATAGAGGGGGTGAGTGATTCCGTGCCAATTTCTACGGAAACCTTTTGAGGGTTCACCGGGCGGCATGAATCTCCATCTCCCACAGCAGGAGCTAGACGACACGGAATGTCGTTACCTGCAAGACGGCCTGGTGGACTATCCCGGCCTCACTCGCCGCCGCGGCCCCGTACGTAAAGTCACCGGGATCGCCACGATCACCCGCAAGGGTTCGGGCCTCGTCATGACCCTGAACCCGCAGGGCGTTGACAAGTACGGCGTCCTGAATGGCGACGCCGCGAACGGCTACTTCAGCGTTCTCAGCGACGACCTGACAGCGGTGGCGGCCGACCTGGCGTGGCCTCATCCCCTCCCTGTGTCGCCGCCGACTGCAGGCGAGAGCTACCGCATTGTGGACGTGAAGCCTGCCCTGAACGGCGGGGCCTGGATCGGTGTCTCGAGCGCCTACGACGCCAACAGCCCGACGCAGGGACTCGCGCTCTGGATGGGGGCCAACAAGGCCAACTACTCCCCGGCGTCGATCACTGTTGCGCGTGGGTCGCAGGCCGTGACTGCCGCGAGCGGATTCACCGCCAACGTCGCGCCCGGCATGTGGCTGTTTGCTAATACGGACGAGCCCTACACGAGCGTACTCGTCGGACTGGTCAAATCGGTCAACTCCGACACGAGCATAACGCTGGACGAGCCCAGCCCCTACGCCGTCACGGCCAAGGCTGCGACGTTTCAGGCGCTGCGAGGGTTCACTCCGAAGATCGTGGCTGGCCGCGTCACTGCAGACACCACCAGCACTACTGTCTCAGGTGGGTTGACTAAGTTCCAGTCGGACGGGCTCGGTACTGGAGTGTGGCAGCTCTATCGCGCGCGCGACATGGCGTTCATCGGAAAGGTCTCTGCGGTAGCCACGGAGATCAACCTCACACTCGCGGCTAATGCCTCGGTGTCGATGGCCGACGACCGCTACGTCGCTCTGCGAGCAGACCCCGACTACAGCATCGCCACCACAGCGAATGTCAACAAGGTCGGATTCCTCAACGCGACCTACGCCGGACGGCAGTGGTACGCCAACAACGGATCCTCGCTCGACAAGACGAGCCGCGTCTGGTTCAGCGACGTCAACGACCCCGAGGCCACAGACCTCGCGGACTTCGACGGAGATTGGGACGAGGTAACAAGCTCGTCCACAGTGAACGAGTCGATCAGGGCCATAGCTCCTGCGAATTCCGGCCTGCTCGTCTTTAAGGAGAACGAAACCTTCATCATCACCGGCTCTAGCCCGAGCACCTTCACCCCGAAGAAGCTCGAGGATGACGGTGCGCTGAGTGGTATGTCCGTGCAGCAGTATGGTGGGGGAGTCATCTGGGCGGGGCGTGAGGGGATCCACTTCTTCGACGGGATCCAGGCGCAGAATCTCATCGCAACCAAGCTGGGCGATTACTGGAAGAACTCGATCCGCACGTACGACCCATCCAAGTACCGCATGTGGTCGATGGTGAACCGAGACCACTACTTCCTGTTCATCGAGAACATCGCTCCGACCGTTGCGGTGGTCAAGGGCACGGTGTCAACGACTCCGACGCGCTACACCGTCGTGCTCAACATGGTTACGCAGGCGGTCTCGATTCTGACGAACGTGAATCTGCGCGGGGCAGTGGTTCTGCCCGCCAGCTCGGGGAAGCACTCTTGGTACCTCGTGAACGGCCGGGTGTCGGGTGACGCTGCCGACCATGCCTTCATCGCAGAGGGTGAGGCGCTTTTCAACGAGGAAGGGACTGACCCCATCGACTGTGACCGCGGTGCCGCGTGGCAGCTCGCGGGGCCCGACTTCTTCTTCGAGTCCAAGAAGTTTGCTGCGGGGGACTCCACCCGCTTGAAGAAGTTCAAGCAGCTCATGCTGCACTACCTCGTGCAGGGCGGCGACATCAAGGTGGACACGGTCATGGGCCTGAACAACATCGGTCAGACGAGCACGGGGTTTTTCCCAGCTTCCGTACTGACCTGGGACACGCTGCGAACGGCGGTATCTACTTGGGACAATGTCAAGAACCAGTTCCCTACTTGGGATCAGCTTATCCAGGGCGTCTTCAAGCCTTTGCGCGTGAGATTTCAGAAGGGATCGACGCATCTGAGTTTCCGACTGTGGCAGTCCGCCAACACTGTTACACGCCTACAGGTCGGCCCATACCATGTCGGGTACAAGCTCAAAAGGCCGGGGCGTGTCTAGGTGCCTGAGCAAAAGCTCGGAGACCTCACCGTAGTCTGGTTGACGAAGTTCATACGCGACCTGCTCGAACGATATCCACAGCAGTTCCTCACACAGCTCTCTGTGGAGGATCTCGGCGTCGTCAAGAAGCTCATAGTCGAAGACCGAGTGGATTTCCTTGCGTATAAGACGATCAGCTACATAGGTTCAGCCGGTAAGCCCGCGTTCGATAACTTGTGGGTCAATTACGGCGCTCCATATTCCAACGCCGGGTATGTGCGAACCCCGGACGGTTGGGTTGCGCTCGTGGGGGTCATCAAGACCGGCACCGTGGGCGCGTCTGCGTTCACGCTTCCTCCCGGTCTGCGCCCTGCGGCCTCGAAGCCTTTGCCGACACTGTCCAACAGCGTGTTTGGGCGCGTGGACGTCGGGAGTGATGGAACTGTGACGCCCGTATCGCCATCGAGCAACGCATCCGTCGTGCTCGACGGAATCCGATTCAAGACTGCATAGAGAGGGTGACGACCTATCGCCACTGACGCCACCGGCACCCCGACTAGCTTAGGGATTCCGAAGTACAACACATCCGTTGACGCCCCTTCGGGCCTAGGCCATAACGCTGCGATGGACGCTATCGACACGCTCATCGTAGCTAGAGCACTGAAAGCCGTGCCCGCTGCACGCGCCTTCCACAGTGCTAACCAGATAATTGCGACCGCCACGATTGCAATTCTTGCTCTAGACAGTGAGCGGTTCGATACGGACACGATCCACGACACGGTGACTAACAACTCTCGTCTCACCTGTAAGACGGCCGGGAAATACCAGATCACCGCACAGGTGCGTTGGGACTCCTCGAACACTGGTACGTATCGCGGGGTAGGTATTCGACTAAATGGGACGACGTTCATCGGCTTTGATCTATCCCCTCCCCCTGCTCAACCCCTGCGGCAGAATGTCACTACCCTTTACGACCTCGCGGTTAATGACTACGTGGGGGTTGAGGTTGAGCACGATTCAGGGGTTAATCGTACGATTGAAGTACAGGGTAACTACTCGCCGGAGTTCAGCATGGTCAGAGTGGCATAGATGGCTGCCCCGATCACGACCAACATCCCCGGCTACGCGCAATACGGGACAGCGGGTCTGCTGGCGAAGACTGCGTACGACAATACGCTCGCGCGCATCAACCGCACGCGGCAGCAGTCCATGCACCAGTACGGCTACCTGGGGGACGTGAACCCGGACAACGGGACGATCCAGAACCTGCGCGTCGATCCGAACAACCAGTTCGGGGATTTCCAGTCGATGCTGCGTAACCAAGCCGGGGCGGATCAGCAGGCCGAGTTCGCCACACAGGATCGGGGGCTTCACGGCGGGATGGCTAACAAGGCTACCTCTGCGCTGAAGTACCAGCACGGGGCAGAGTCCGCGCAGTTCGGAAAGAATTTCGCTAACCAGTTCACCGACTACGCGGATCAGCAGCAGCAGGCCACATACGACCGTGACCGTGCGCTCTACGAGGCGCAGCTCTTGGCTACACAAAACGCCATCGCCAACGGGGCGTTCAACACCGCTAACTTCGGCGGCGCTGACACAGGCGGATCGGGTCTTCCAGCGCCGACGCTGGCCGGATCGGGTTCGTCCTCCAAAGCTGCGGCAGGCCGCGGCGCCCCTATCCGGCGGGGCCAGGGCC